GATTCCACAAGCACCACATTTTCGCACTACCATTGACCACATACTCCGTACCCACGCTTCCCGCTGTGGAGTGTTGGAGGTCATCTGCTACTATTGTTCCAGCCATTATGCGAGGTCTCCTGTCATACTAACAAACACAGTTCTATCTGCCGCTGCCCCAGCGGCCACTATAACATTATGTTTTAGTGATGTAGTTTTAACTGAGTCTGTATAGTTTGTGTCTCTTTTAACACTTAAAAAACTGTCATTGTTTCCTGTCGAACCTACTTCCATAGTAGCACCGCCAGACACATAAGTAGTGTTATTAAAAGCATTCGTATATGTTGATGTATAAACACCAGTTCCATTGTCAGCCAAGCTAGAAATATTAAATGAATCTCTTGTCGCAACTGTTCCAGTGCCATCAAAGTTATGCCAAGCCTTCGCCAGCCCTTCCATCACATCCGTTGATGAACCAGTCAGACCAGCGATGTTTGTTACTTTTAAGGTACTCATGCTAGGTCTCCTAATACAGATATTGAAAGGCGAGTGTCATCACTTGCAGCTTGAGTTGATAAAGCAAAGTTAGCAATGTCAAAGCCCGTTGTTGCAGGAGCAACAGAGTTGCCTTTTATACCCATTACTCTATTACCCCCGCCAGATTGTTCACCAGAACAACCCGTTGTTGCGTAATTTGCGTCTGACATACTACTCGTAAAAACGAATCTGGTCTGTCCTGTGCCAAGATCACTAAGAGAACTCATGTTAAACGAGTCTCTGAACGAATGTGTCCCTGATTGCTCAAAAGCCGCCCAAGACTTAGACGCATATTGGTTTGTCAGCGTGACCGCACCGCCGCTGGTGTTTTGAACTGTATCTGCTTTAATTGTACTCATACTAACCTCACACGATGCTCAGATTGCCGTTAATAGTTAAAGTAACCCCACTAGCAATCGTTAATGGTCCAGCACACAAGCCGTTTTCATCACTATCTATAGTCACATTTGTGTCTAATTGTTGCTGATGCACTCTAAAAATATCTCCTGCCGATGAACCAACCTCACCGTTTTCACCTTTATACAGACCGCCCCCTGTACCCGATAGTGCAGAACCATCCCCAGAAAACGCTGTTGCTGTTAATGTACCAGAAGATGGATTAAATGTTAACTTAGAACTTGAAACTTCTTGAGCTTGGTTGCCAGAAGTCCCATCAACAAAGGTTGGATAAAAAGTTGCGTTAGTTGATGTATCATCTGTAACCGTTGTATTTGTGGCATTTGTAGCTGTTCCAGTAAGGTCGCCTGTGACATTACCTGTCACATTACCTGTCACATTACCTGTAAGGTCGCCTGTGACATCCCCCGTTACATCGCCTGTAAGGTTGCCCGTCACATTACCAGTCACATTACCTGTAAACGCCCCTGCAAAAGTAGAGGCTGTGAGCGTACCAGAAATAGTTAAATTATCTAAAGCATCTACAACTGCCGCCGCCGCACCCGAACCTTCTGTATAAACGACACGAGTATCACCATTAGCAATAGTTATTTCAGCACCCGAACCCTGTGCAATAGTAATACTCTGGCCACCTGTAGTGGCATTATCAATTATCCAAACTTTAGACACCGTATTAGGCGCAATAGTCAGTTTACGAGTAGCTGTAAGGCTCACCGCAGAAGTGACCTTTAGCATTAACGAACGCACCTCTGCCGTAGCACCATCTGACATAGTTAGCGTAGCATCAGCATCTGACGCCATGTCGGATGCCGCATAACCAAGGGCTTCTGCAATTAAATCAATGTTTGTATTAGTCTTAGTTCCCCAAGTACCACCAGCTTCACCAGTAGCGATGAGTTCTAATCTCAAATTATTAGTATATACACTAGGCATATATCAACCTCACGCCGCTATTTCTGTCCAACTTGGTGTCTGGCTTGGTGAAACCTGAGACCAATTTGGTGTTTGATCTGGAACGATTGTTCCCCATACTAACACTCTTCCTACTTGTCCGGTAGCAGATATTCCCGCAGGGTAGACATTTGCATCAGCCGTTACCGTTACAGAACCCAAAGAAGCCGTAACAGAATTACCCGTAACCGCTACATTAGCATCAGCCGCAACAGTTACAGAACCTACTGCACCAGTGGCCGCAATACCCGTGGCTGGAACATTTGCATCAGCCGTTACCGTTACAGAGCCTGTTGCTCCAGTAGCGGCTTCACCCGTTGGGAATACATTTGCTCCTGCCGCTACCGTTACACTGCCGACTGCGCCAGTAGCCGCGATTCCTGTAGCAGGAACATTTGCATCACCCGTTATATCAACACTACCAACTGCGCCAGTAGCGGCCTCCCCTGTGACCGCAACATCTGCATCTGCTTTTACAGTTACACTGCCGACTGCGCCAGTAGCGGCTTCACCCGTTGGGAAAACATTCGCTGTACCCGTCGCCGTGACTGTACCTACTGCGCCAGTAGCCGCTTCACCTGTAGGACTAACAACGGCTTCAGCAACTACAGTAACAGAACCTTCGCTACCCGTAGCTGTTTCACCTGTAACAGAAACATTTGCTTCCGCAATAATAGAAACACTGCCAACCCCTGTCGTACCAACTAAACCAGTAACGGGGATATTAGCAGTGCCTGTAGCCGTAACTGTCCCAACACCACCTGTGGCAGAAACACCCGTGACAAATACATTGACACCCGTTGCTCCCTGACCCGATAGGGTATCACCAGATAATGTGGTAAAACCTAACATCTATCGCCACCTTGGTCCTTCAAACCATGCTACAAGACTTATTCTTTTTCCTTTTGTAACAGGTTTTACCCGATGTTGTAAGTATGAAGGAAAAACCAACACACTCCCTTTTTCTTTGGATTCGGCTCCAGGAGAGACTACTTCACTAAATTCAAAGTCCCCACCTTCATATTCATCGGGAGAACTTAATTGCAGAGTTATGGATAATTTTCTATCATAACCGATATCATTATTCCAATCAACATCATGATGCCAATCATAATGGCCACCTTCGGTGGCTAAATATTCGGTATACTGGATATCCGCAAAATTATCTACATCTAGATTAAAGGCGTTACGATTGGCCATTTTGACATATTCAAACAGCCAATCGCGTATTTTATGCTCATCTGTAAGCCAACGAATGCTACTTGTCCGGACTTTATCATCTACCTCAGAAGAGGAAAATATCCCAGCCTCTTGAACAGGCTTGGTATTAGCAATATTGGTGATCCAATTTATTTGAGCTTGACTTGCTCCACCAGACCATAACTGCCATAAATCACGCATCTAAACAATCGTCCAAGTCTCACCTGTTCCAACAGTAACAGTAACGCCGCTACTGATAGTAATCGGTCCAGCCGACATAGCGTTATAGTTATTTGTAATCGTGTAACTAGCACCTACCGCTGTCTGGTTTTCCCAAAAAGGTTGGTTACTACTGTTTGTGATCACACCGTTGAATGTTCCACTAAATGTCCCTGGAGGTCCAGTTGGTCCAGTTGGTCCAGTCGGTCCAGTCGGTCCAGTTGGTCCGGGAGGTCCTGGAGGTCCAGTTGGTCCAGTTGGTCCAGTAGAACCCGTCGGTCCTGGAGGTCCAGTTGGTCCAGTAGAACCAGTTGGTCCGGTCGGTCCAGTAGGTCCGGTCGGTCCTACCAAAGCGACATTAGCTACTGTTCCTTTACGGATAGCACCCGCAGTAACATCATAAACAGGTATTAAGTCTGTACTTTGAAAACTGGTTTCCGTGGTTAAGCCGTTAATGTCCATATTAACAGTGACGGTTCCAGAAGCCCCACCGCCTGAAATACCTGTGCCAGCAGTAACACCTGTAATATCGCCAACATTAGAAGTCCACCCAGCATCATTATTCATGCCAGAAAGATTAATATTGGCTTTAGTCAACTTGCGTTGGACATTACTCGCATCTACAACTACAAAAAAGTCACCATCGCCATCTGTGGTAGAAGTAGTCAACTCTGACAAATCTACATTTATAGTAACTGTCGCCGTTTCTGAACCACCGCCCGATACATCAATAGCACTACCCGCTGTGATATCAGCGACATAATTGCCTGTTGTATCCGTGCCTAACGCAACAGAGTTTGCTTGAATAGTAGTGGTAAGCGTTATATTGCTCGTACCATCAAAACTAACACCTGTAGCGGCTACGTCGCCACTTAAAGCAATAGTGCGACCTGTGGCTAACGCTGTCGCCGTAGCCGCATTGCCAGTAATATCAGAAGAGATGGTAGCAGGAAGCCGTGCATCAGCTACTGTTCCACTAGCAAGATTGCTGGCATTTAAGTTAGTTAGCGCACTACCATTAGCGGCAATGATGTTATCACTACCGTCAAGGTAAATGGCTTTATCAGCGGGATAGGTGATAAATATTTCTTTGGCTGAAGACGAGAAACTAACTTTTGCTCCTGCGTTTGTGCTGGCTAACACCGTAGTTCTTTGCAAAGTATTTGTGCCAGATACATAAGTACCAAGCCCTACTTCATAATCAGAACCATCAACACAAACATAATAGGTCGTATCACTATTAGATAAAGCAGAACTAAAGGCAGAAAAACCCGTAGTCGCCCCATCTAATACAAAATCCGTCGTACCAGAGGTCGCAGTTGTTTCTTTTATTCTATCCGCAATGACAAGAGCCATTTTAGCCCCCTATTTAGGCAATGCGGATGATAGCGTTACTTGCATCCGCAGTTGGGAACTGAATAGTAAAGTCACCCGCTGTCGAGGTTTTATCACCACCAAAAGCAAGAACAACTACTGAGTCCGTTGTGCCAGAACCACCACCTGTTGTGGTGTTATAAATAAGAGCACCGTTGGCTGTAATTGTTGCTGTGCTAAAAGTGAGATCAGCAAAGTCGGTAAGTGCAGTCGTACCACTTGTGGTAGGAGTGACATTAGTCAATGCCCCACCACCAGCACTATACCCTGTGCCACTTACCTCATTAGTCGCGCTATAATCAGTTGTGGTGGCTCCTAGAGTTGCACTGCTAGTATACAGAGCAAGTTTAAAGCTATGACCTGTAGAGGTCGTAAAATCATGTTTAGCTTGAAGTAGTTCCTGTTTAAAGGAAGTACACATTGCTTGGGTGATAGCCATCAAAATCTCCTTATCGCTTCAGCCAGTTCAGGATGCCCTGCATCCAATAATTTATTATATACAGTAGTTCTATCACTTCGAATAGCCTCCCGCATATAAAACGCCACAACTTTTTCCATATGTTTTTGGAATGCTCTGGCTTGGTCTCGTATAGCTGGGGGTGCGGAATCTGAGACCGAAATCAATTTATTTACGCACCGCTCTGCGACTTCATCAGGGGTAAACCCCCGATTCTGGGTCGTTTGCACCGTTACAATCGGTGTTTCAGGAAGTTCCAAATTAGCTTTAAACATTATGCTTTTTGCCTCATTAACATCCCTTGACGATAAGCATCAGTAACTTCAAGTGCTTCCCCAAAGTTTTTCAGCCTACCAATAGCCTCAGCAAACATTTTTTCATATTGCTGGAGCACATCAGTTTCGCCCTTCATAAAAGTATACGCCTCTAGGAGACTTCCGTAAAGAAGAGCTCTATCTGCATTAGTACTGAGCCATGTTGTTCCACCTGACGCACCCGCAGTGAGGCTGTTTGGTCGGTACATATAATGCAACTCAGCGGTATAGTTATCATCAGGAGTAGGCGCGATAACCAAATTACTTACATCAAAATAAGCATAATATTTCGGCACACCTGTTGTAGCAGGGTTAGGGTTTACTTCCTGGATAAAGTTCACATCTTTGTATAACAAAAAGACATGGTTGCTAGAACTAATAATGGATAGAGACAAAGGCGTTAAAAAATCTGTAGGGACAGCAAGGTACTTATTACCTGATGTCATAGAACCTGTAGCGTTTTTACGGAAAAACTCAAGTTGTACAGATTTAAGGATACGCTCTTCTGCCCCTTGGATAAAGTCATCAAGGTGGTTAACAAAAGTCGTTTCCTGATTTTCCGTATAATCTTGGATAGCTGTTTTAAGCTCTGCGTATGTAAAACTCATGATACTGACACCGTAACTATGCCCACAGAAGTTACCATCTGTAAGGGGGCTGTTTCATTAAACACCGATTCTCCCACTTGCACAACCAGAGGTTCTTTACGGTCTACCCGAGGTTTATATATTGCTTGTGGGTCTGTTGGTGTAAAGATAGGGTCTAACTGTGGATGCTTTGTTTCAAAACACTCAGGGCATACTTTATGGCCGTTCCATTCCTCACGCATTTTAAGGTATGGGTATTGAAACCCACACCTGTCACAAATAGCCTGAGAATATTTACCGACCGCATATGCCATTACAAGAACCCATAATAATCTCTGCGTGGGGTAAGTGTCAGGTTTGCCCGATCTACATCTTCATATGCCGCCCGTTGAAACTCTTCTTCGTACACCGCCTTTAATAACTGCATACGCTCAGGGGCTTTTTTCATGGAAATGTAATACGCCAGACCTGCGGCCAAACACGGATAAAACCTAAAGGGTACTTCTATCGTATTTGTGTAATCATCTGCATCCTGGATACGAGTCAACCTATCGTACACAAAAGTGTACGATTGATCAGGCGTAGGCCATATGTTCAAAACAGGCGTGATAGAACGATCTATATACCATTGCGTCGGTTTTGCTTGGGAAAGTTTGCTAGGGATATTCAGGAACTCGTCGCGGCTTACTCTATCAATAGTGACATCGGATTGTGTAGATGCCCCCGCATTGGTACGAATAACCGCGCTCAATACATCAATTGTATCTGCATCAAGATTATAACTGTTTGTTCCTGCAACCAAAGAAACAGTGCTTTGCTCAATTGTCCAACGGTTCAAACCACGGTTAGCCCAATCAGCAAACAAAAGGTTAAGCGACCTCTTCGCTGTAGTAAGGTCATATCCTGTGCGGACTGACATACCACAACGCTCAAATGCTTCTTCAATGTAATCACTTACATCTAATTCAAAATCGGTAGAACCCGAAGTCGCCATAACCTACTCCTTATGAGCACGGACCTTTTACCATTTTGCCGCCGCCCTTCATTTTCTTCCTTGCTGAGCCACCATACGCCATTTTCTTCCGTGGTGACATCATCATTTCACCACCGCCCATCATTTTTTTGCGGCCATAACCACCGCCCATCATTTTCTTGCGACCGTTTTTCATGACTTTTTCTCCTTTTTAGCCTTTGGTTTTTTACCTTTACCAAAGATATGAGCATCTACTTTTGCGGCTTTACCGCCTGTCAACACACTGTTGACTCTAGCCATCGCCCACTGGCTTGGTGTAGCTCCGGGACGATGTCCAGTTCTGTATGCCGCCAGCCCTTTATTGTACACACGCTGGAGCTGACCAGCCGTTACCTTCTTACCTTTTTTGCGAGCCGCCTCTGCTTTTTTAGCTAGAGACTTTTTTACGCTTGCGTTTAGTGCCATTTTTCTTCCTCTTAGCGGCAGTAATTATATCCGCACGGGTAATTTTTTTGCGGGGTGGGGCAATAGCGGCAAGCCGCTTTTGTTTTGGAGTGTACTTGCTGTAAGGCATTAGGTTTTCCTCGTCTTAGTACCAAACTTTTTCCGGAACGCTTTTGTATACTTGGACTCCTTTGTCTTCCTTCTAGCTCCAGAGCTCGTATAATCGCTAGGGAAAACATATGCAGAAGGATCCTTTGAAGACTTTTTAGCATTCCGCTGTATCTCTTTTCTACGCTTGGCCTTATCAGCAGAACTAAGACCAGCTAAATATTTGGCAGGGATTTTACGCTTCTTTTTCTTTTTAGAAGCGGGAGCTTTTTCTACTTGCTTTCGCATTTGTCCCCGTGTCATTGCCATTATTTCATCAACTTAATAAGTTCCAAAAGGCTACCACTGTTTGTCAAACCAATAACCACCACAGCCCCAATCAACATCCACTTAGCTTGAAATACAGCCTTTTTTACTTCTTTCATATCGTCATGAAGTTCATCCACATGACGAACTAAATGATCTTGTTTTGTCTTCCACTCGGTAAACTCGATTTCCAAGTCATGTACACCACGGTCTGCCATAAACTTTACCACGCCTTGCATGACCAATACCTTGCCGAGAATTTATCGGAAGCACTGGCACAATTATGACGAGCTCTAAAAGACTTGCGTCTAGCAGGGATGCTCTTTTTAATTTTCATATTAGGGTCACCAAACCGTACCAACTTTACTTGGTCACCTTTTTTAGCCAATACCGCAGACTTGCGTTTTGCTCCAGGAGTACGCTTGGGTTTATTATACCCACTAAAAGTTTCACCTCTGTAACTTAATTTACCACTAGGAGTGCGCTTAACATTTTTAGTCGTAGCCATAGTTCCTCACTTAAAGAAAAACGTCATGCTTGTGACATTTGTAAAAGTGGCATGAATGTCAGTATCAAACTTTACGCCTTCCTCTCCAATTTGGAGGTCGCCTGTAGCGTTTGAGTGAAAATCTAATGTAAAGACGGTAGTGCCGGAAGCACCACCGTCTCTCAGAACAACGCTACCTGTAGACCCCCCAGTATGGTAATGAATACAAACTAACCGCCGTGGACCACTTGCAACAGTGCCTGTAGCAGTTATGTAGCTTGCTTTGATATCAGAACCAGCCATAGGAGTGTTCCTTAATTATAAAACACCGTCATAGCAGTAATATTAGTGAAAGCAGACACATAGATATCTGTTACACGAATACCCTCTGCAGGGATGTTTACTGAGTGTGAATCAGATGCAAGGAAATCTAAATCCAAGACAGTAGCCCCGCCATTACCATCTGTAACGGTAAGGCGAGGTGTACCTGTCGTGGTTAGAACCTGTATCTGACGGATACGCGCAGAACCAACACCAGCAGAGCCAGTGCCAGTTAACCGCTTTGATTGTACATCAGATCCAGCCATGGATTACGCCCCTCTTAGCTATCAGCAAAAGGAGTAGCAATCGTGCCTGACCCAATCAACTGCCCTTGAACCATATACTCGGCAGTAGCCAGAGCAGTAATTTCAACATAGCTATTAGCAATACCGCCTGTGGTAGTGCCATTCATTGAAATTACATCATTAGTTGCTCCAGGAACAAACCGCTTATGGGTGCTATTGTTGATGCCAACAGAAACAGAACCAACAAACTTATCGGTACCATCTGTTTTAATGTCAAGATCGGAAGCCGTTGTGCCGATGAAAAAACGGTAAACTGCACCGATCTCAGCCGTAGCAATCGAAGGCAAAGTAACAGCACCATCTGCATCATTGATTTCAATGATACGGCCAGCGTGTGTGTTAAAAGTAAGAGTGGTCTCAGCTGTAATGTTTACAACAGAGTCAGAACCAGCAGTAATGAAGCCGTTGTTAGAAACAACTGGACCTGAAAAAGTCGATTTAGCCATGTGAATCTCCTTGTCGTGGCTAGTGTCTGCTTACGCAGTCAAGGTTGATATCTCAACTATATAACAAAAAAGGGCGGCTGAAAAGCCGCCCTTCCATTTTGATGAATTTTGTTTAGGCTCCAGGAGAACCAAAAACACAGCGTGGGTCGGAAACACCGAAGCTGTAACGCTCACGAGCTTTGTAGCGAACATTACCTGTTTCGAAATCGCCTTCCATGCTGTTTTGCATTGGAGTCCGAACAAAATGCTTGAAGCCATTCGGCGCATCCGTTTTAATGAAGAACGCATCTGTATCGGTCAGGAAGTGGTTAACCACATAACCGTCAGGGAGCATACCCATGTTACGAATAGCATTGATGTCATTGTCTGCAGTCGCAGGACGCAGATTAGATGCCATCAAACGCTCGGCAACAAACTGGAGGTTGGTAGGAATGACCAACTTCATACCACGAAGTGCGATTTTAAGGCCGCGCTCGTCAATGAAGTTAGAAATGTCGATCAGTGACTGCTCAAGCGAAGTTTCGTTGAGGTCAGCCGCAGTTGACAGTTCATTCCGGAAGTTACCGCCACCAACAGTCGGGTGATCCGTAGCACACAATTCCTTACCATCGCCAATAGCAAAGTTGCTATCAAACGCATTGTTAAGGATTGAGGCCGCTTTCACCTGTTTGGTGTTTGCCATAGAACGAGCCAGCGCACGGGTGTATCGCGAGCTGAGGCGATCATAGAGGTTATCCTCTACAGCTTCCTCAGTGATCGCAAACGCCAGTGCCACAGTTTCGTGTGTATAGCGAGCGGTAAATGCTTCGTTAGCTGAATCGTAGCTAACAGCCGCACCTTCACCTTTTGTTGGAGCTTGACCGAAGCCAGCAAGCATTACCTCTTCTTCGAAAGCCCGATCTGAATTTTCGGTTTCAAAGATTTCAGCGTGCTCGTTGTCGTACCGATCGTACTCCATGCCGAACAGAGCGTTAAGTCCAGGCTCAAGCTCTTTTAGCAGTTGTGCTCTTGAAATAGCCATCTACGAACCCTCCTTAGACGCCAGCACCAGTACCGTTAGCATTGTAACGATAGAAGTGATTGTTGAGTTGTACGATCGCTAGACGACCTGCCGCAGTCGCATCATCGTTTGAAGGAGAATCTTCAAAACCGATAATACGCAGATTCAGGGTGTTAGTCGTATTTGCTGTTGATACAGCCAGTTCAGCAGACGACTTACCAGTCGTTGCATCGCCAGATGTACCGCTTGCAAAATTAGCGTTCGCGTGAACAAGTGTATCAGCCGCCGCCGCATCACAATTGATGAGGAAGAGCTGATCAGGGTGAGCCGCAATCACAGCAGTAGCTTCAGTCCCGCTCTTTACAGAGGCAGTTCCTGGCCACTTGTTTGTCCAAACGGGAGTACCGTTAAGATCAATGTAATTACAACCCATAAACGCACCGAGGAGGGGTACAGTACCACCAGCCGCCGCACCTACAATATCCACAAGACCATTGGCAAGAGGAATAACAGGCGTACCTTCATAAATTACAGAAGATGTACCAGCTGTTCCTGAAGTCTGGATTTTGAAGGTCATCAAGCCGTTGGTGTTTGCACCAGCCCCGAGCATCTTGTACGGACGTAGTCCGAAAGCAGCATCATTATTTGCCATGCTCTAAGATCCTTCTAATTTTCGGAGCCACCTTTAGCCCCGAAGGTTACACGAGATTGCCTATCTGGTTTAAGGATAGGCATCGAACTATGCTCTTCCCGGAACAAATCATTATCAACAGCTTGCATTTGATCTGAGGTTTTACCACGGAAATATGCGTCACGCTCTTGTTTAGATTCAACAGGGAAACGAGCTAAAAGTAGACCACCCACTCCTATGACTCCCGCGTGTTTACCGTCTTGGACGGTAGGGGCTTCAAAGTCGGGGTACTCATCAGCGCGAACTAAATCAAAGCCTTCGCGGAGGCGAGCTGAAAGGTTCTTTTTGTCATCCTGACCCATAACTGATTCACGGATCCAGCGGTGAACAAAACCTTCCGGTGCTGGGGGTGCATCCAATGTGGATGGTGGTTGCCAAGGTTTGCGGCGTGAGTCTTTCTCACGAGTTTGTGCAGTGCGTGGGGTACGATCCATGATCTTGTCCTTCACGAGTTTAAGCGAGCAAGTTGCTTCGCGTATTGTTCATAACTTACACCAAGTTTATCAGCTATTGCAACCTGAGAAGGAGTGAGCTTGATTTTTTTGCTCTGAACCTTACCCGAAGAGCGTGAAGCTGGGGCTACTGGTGACCTAGAATTTGAGTTGCTGGGTTTAGCTTCCCCGAACTTATGCGGGAACTCACTACGCATACGACGATCCAACTCTTCGTAATACTCATCACTCTTCGGATCGAAGTATTCTGTTTCTACCAAACGCTTATGAATGCTAAACGCTGTTAGCGTCATAGGCTCATCTTGGCCAAACCACTCATTACGCTCTGCCCATGCCCGTGCTTTAGGGTCTGGTTGAGCAGGAGGTTGTGACTGTGATTGAGGTTGACTTTGTGCTTCAGGTTTAGCTTTCCGCTGTTCAAACTCTTGTTTTGCAACCGTCAACCGCTCTGTTTCAATAGCAAGTTTAGCAAGTTGCTTTTGCGCTTCTATCTGGCCATCTACATCGCCAGAGTTAATCGCATTAGTG